ATTAGTTGCAGTAAAGATATCTGTTAAGGTTGCATCTGTTAGGCTACCCTGACTATCCGAAAAATTATTAGCCATTCTTTTTTAACTCCCTAGTGCTACTGCAAATGGAATACTGTTAGGATCACTTTCTGTAACAGAAATACCACTTGGCAGTGTTATTGCGTTTGTTGATGTATTGATAGAAAACAATTCTAAACTATCAGTTCCGTCATATATCTTAACTGATAATGTATTAGTCACTGAGTTGTCAATCCAAATCGTACCTGCAACTGCTGTACTAGGTGCAGTGCTACCAATATGTTGGGAATTAAGAGCCTCTAAAGTAGAATTTAGATTTGTTCTAAAAGTACCAAAAGCAACATTATCTATTGTTATTTGAGAAACTTGTGACATTACTTTTTAATACCTCATATTTAAGCAGATTTCAACCCATAACCATTAGCTTGGTAATCAAAAGATATAGATTTTGCAACATCACTAGAATTATAGAAAGTTACATCAAAACCATTTGTAGATTTATTAGTCACTACAAAATAATCACCACTAGCCATATCTTGCCCTGTTACACTAACATTAGGTGTTGCGTAAAATGGATTTGTAAATGTCACATTATAAGTTCCTGCACCACTTGTAATATCATCACCTGTTTCTGATCTGTTTTGTAGATTTAAAGAAACTGTTAAGCCTTTGACTAATGCTCTTGATTGATTGTTTAATGATATTAGCTTTGCTCTAAACTTGAAATATTTACCTATAAATGTGCCTTGTTGAGCAACACCTGTATAAGTAGATATATCGTCTAAACTTGTTTCACTAGCACCTATTTGAATATTAGTACCTGCATTGGTAGGCAAATTGCCGTCAAATGGTGCTTTAGCATTTTCAAATAATGTTTCCCCACGACCACTATCAAACAAATCATATGGGTCATCAGAGATCATATCTAATTGAATTTTGAATGTCGCATCAAAAACAAATGGTAATGTAAATGTGCTATAAAAATCATAAGTACCACTAGATATGATATTTTTATCAATTCCACCTGTTTCAAATACATAGTTAGCATCTACATCAGAAAAATTACCAATTCCCTGATCAAATGTAGTTATTGTGTCAAGTGTAATAACATTATCACCACTAGCATTACCACTTTCAGTTCTTTTAAATGTGTTGTTATAAGTTCCTGTAAAATTTGGGTGTTCTTCAATACTAGATATATATTTATAACCTTGAGCAGTGACATTAGAAGAAACTATAAAAGCAGGCTCTAAACTTTCATTCCCTAACTTATCAATCGCTTTAATAGATAAAGTAAATGGTGTGTCTATTTTGTTTAAGATAACACTATTAGCACTTCTTCTAGGAACTTTAACTAAATCAGTTGAATTAAACCATTGTGAGCCACTTGCGACTTTTTGGTATCTTATTTCATAACTTTCTACATCTAAATCAGCAACAGGTTGCCAAGATAATTGCATTTGATCTGAGCCAATCAATGATATTGAAAAATCAGTTACATTAGCAGGTGGCTCAGTTGCACCAATAACTTTATGTGTGCCTTCTACATAAGAAGATTTAACACCTAATGAGTTTACTGCCCTAGCTCTAACCGAATAAGTACCACCGTCAATAGCATTTAATAATTGGTATTCTAAAATTTTACCTCTTGAAATAACTCTATAATCATCTGTGACTGCAACACCATTACGATCTAATGTTTGTTTAACTTCTATTTCGTAATCAGTAACAAATTGGTCAGTAGATGCACCAACTGTAATTAATAATCTAGTGATAACTGTACCATCATTATATTCTACTAAATCATCATCAAGTGTTAATGATGCAGGTGGTAAAACTGTAAATGGATTAGGAAAATTGGTGTCAGGAATTATTGGAACTTGTGTTTGTGTTTCATAAGTGTACCATGCGTTTTGATGTTCAATCAAAGATAAAGATACTGTGTAATCAGCATTAATACCTAAACCAACTACTCTAAAACTTTTAGATGAAAATCCTGTTAAATCATCTGTTAAATTAACAATATCACCAACTGCTAAATTCATAGCTTCATAATTTGCAGTTAAAGATACCTGTAAACTATTTCTTGATCTTAATAAAACAAGTTTACCCATTTCCTTTGCTTGATAAGGCGAAGTAATTGTTGGTATATCTAATGCACCTTCTTGTAAAAAATTATCATCTTCTGCTAAATAGGTTGAATGGTCAGTATCATAAACAACTGTATCTGATTGATAATTTTTATCAGGATTAATAAATGTAATTTGCATACGATTAAATTTCGTATTTTTCTTTTCGGATTGAACAGATATTCCACCGATAACATTATCTTTACTTAAAGTTAAAACACTTGAGCCTGTACTTTCTACAACAAGTCTATATTTGCCTTGTTGATAAGTAATTAATCCTCGCATACCAACTAACAATGTTCTGACATTGTCTATAATTTTATTAGAAGTATCTATAACTGCATTACAATCTAATAAATTGATTGTAGAGCCTGCACCTGAATATGGGGTAATTTGTGATGAACAAACAGTTGAGGCAGTATAAAAACTAGGAATATCTATTGCAGATATATCTATGCCTTTTCCATATCTTGTATTGGTTAAATAATCTAATAATACAAATGCAGGATTAGTGGAATATTGATTTGCAGTTTCATTACTTCCACTATCATAAGTAGAAATTAATTTACCTTGTATTTTTGCTTGTATCTTTGGAATACCTGTATATTTATCTGAATCCCATTCTACTCTAAAAGCAATATAGGATATTCCTGATAATTTATGATTTGTTCCCCAATCATCTAAAGTAGATAATAAACTTGATGCTGATTGTCCGTCACTGCCATAAAATGGTTGAATAGTTATTGTAGTTCCAAATCTTGAATCATTAGAAGTTATTTGTGTTCCGTCAGCAAAACCTCCACTAAATGTCACCACATCATCATCTACTCTAATTTCTGTAATAGCATTAATTTGACCTTCACATAAAACTAAAGCACCATATAAATATTGATTGGTTGTTCCTTCTACTGATAAATATACTCTTGTTCCACCAACTAATCGTTCACCATAAATTACAGGGATAGAAGCATTGTTAGATTGTTTATTTAATAAAACACCTTGTGCGTTTTGTTCTGCTAAATTTTTATCAAAATCAGGAACAGAAGGTATTGGAATAAGCCAAGATATTACTTCCGTAAATACGGATTGGACACCTTTCCAAATATCACCTAATGCTTTCCCAATAGAATCAAAAAATCCCATTATTTCCTACCCCATAAAATATCTTGTACTGTTAATCCTGCAAATTCAAAACCAACATCTGTACTAAAATATCTTTGTTGGCTACCATTATTTGTTTTGCGTCCTGCAGTTCTACTAAAATCAGAAAAATGAGAAGTGCAATTTAAAACTAATCTTCCTGTTTTTGTATTAATATTAAAACTATCTATATATCCGACTTCATAAGTAAAGGTATCTATTAGTGTGTCATTATCATCTAAGAAACCTAAGTCCACTGTGACTTTGTCATTATTAACTACATTGTTTAAAACAATAGAAACAAAAGCACTATCAACTGCACTTAATTCAATTTGAAAACTAGATACATCAATAGATGAATTTTCACCTTTACCACTAATTCCTAATAAATGCGAACTTGAAGTATATGTGTTAGAATTATGAGTTATATCTTTGTAATGATTGGTTAATCTTTGTGGTGTAGGAAAAAGTATTTCTACTAAGGCAATAGGTTTTATACTTTGATTACCTAACTCTGTGGTTATATCGTTTGATAAACCCCTAGTCATTATAAAGCCTCTATAAAATCTACTTCAAATCTATAAGTATCTAGATCGTTTGTGTTAAATTCTTGAACATCATTAATTAATCTAACAGTGAATTGAACATTATCATAAGTCACTGCCTCATCATCAGCTAAAGCACTTCTTAATGGTGGCTCTATTGTAATTGTAGTAGCACCTGCAGAAGCAGTAGCATCAGCAACAACCATATACACTTTAGTATGTCCTGCAAATTTTACAAAATCACCTGCTTTTAAAGTACCTGTCATTCCGTCAATATCAATCGTAGTATCACCTGCGCTATGAACACCATTTACTAAGACTGTTCCTGATACATCACCTTTAGCATTTTTTAAATCAGGTAAGGCAATTTGGAATGTTTCTTTTTGTGATCTTTGTTTCATTATAAAAGCATAAACAGGTGAAAAATCAGATCTGCTTAAAGGTGGATAACTAGCACTAAATTTAAATCTTTGTCCGTCCACTTGAACTGCAAACATCTTTCCACTATCAGTAGTAGATGTAATTGTTTTTTGTTCACTGCCAAATCCTACTGATGAAAATTCAGGTGTTGTTGGATATGTACCACTCATTAAATTAAAGCCTCTTTCCCTCTACTATTTAAAGCATCATTTATAACATTTACAATAACACTTCTTCTTTTTACTAATAAATCATCAAATCCTTGTGTGTCATTTGCGTTAATAGTTATATTAACATTTGTTGCACTGCCCATTTTATTATTAGGAATAATAGTTCCTGATTGACTAGGAACAAACATCTCTGGACCTTGTTCACCAACCATATAGGCACTTCCATCTTGTACTCTACCACCTAATGCACGGCCTGAATAATTTTGCGATCTGATTTGTGCAACCATGGCAAGACCTTGTGCAACTGAGGCTGCTGCCACTAAGAAAGAATAAGGTGGTGGATATGTAGCAAGTGCATTTGTTGCACCTTTATAAGCATTAATAGTTGCTTCTGCTATTTGATATGCTTGATAAGCCCTAAATGCGTTTTTATTTAGTCCTGCTAAAGTAGATAATGTGCTTTTGGTTTTTTCAATTAATTCAGTTTGTGCTTTCTTTTGTATTTCTAATTTTTCTTTTTCAATTTCTTCTGCGGTTTTAACATCTTGTTCACCTAATATTTGCTTTAATCTTAAAGTTTCACCACCATAAATTCCAACGGCCTTACCTGCCTCTTGGGCATATAATTTAGATTTTCTTAATTCTTCATTATATTCATAAAGTATTTGTATTCCTTCATTAATCCCTTCGTCTTGTGCTTGTCTAAATAAATCAAAAGTATTAGATGCTTGTGTCACATTTTCTTTAACAGCACCCATTTCTAAAGCTAATAATTTTGTACTTTGTAAAGCATCAGGCATATAATTATTGTAGATTAATAGTTCTCTATTTAATCTATCAAACTCTAAGTCATTAAATGCTTCTTTAAGCATTTGTACTTTCTTAACATCACCTGTATTAAATATTTTTAAAAATTTTTCCCCTGTACCAATAAATGTTGTAAATGTTTTATCTGTTTCAGTAACTACATCACCTAGCTTTAATAATTCTTGTAATAAGAAAAATCCTCTAGTGCCTTCTTTACCAAATTTAAATAATATGTTTGATTCTAATGCACTATTTAATTGTGTTACCGATACTGCTATTCCTGAAAATACACTTGCTAATTTTAGTCCTATTAATAATTTAGCGCCATCAATAAAAGCATCTTGATTTTTTACAAGAAATTCAAATCCTGTGACAACACCATTTAAAGCAACA